ATCCAGCACAATATATGGTAGGCTCTGTAGGAAGAGTTACCGTCATCACAACGGAAGGAGACTAGCATGTACAATAAGAAACCAGTCGCTATGGAAGATGGTGGAAAAGCATCTCGTAGGCAAAGAAGTGCTGATGCCAAGATTAGCAATAAAATGGACTCAGATAATCTGCCAAATTCTAAGGCAATGCAAGAAAAGAAGAAGAAAGCTAAAGGACTTGCTGATATGTTGATGGGAGTCCAAAAGAAAAAATATGGCGGCAAAATGAAGAAGATGAGATACGGGGGCAAGTGCCGTGGTATGGGCGCAGCAACTCGTGGTGGCGATTTTACAAGAGATGGATAAGTTCAAATGAACTATTCTGAGTTAGTACAGGCGATCAAGGACTACACTGAGAACAACGAGACTACATTCGTTTCTCAGATTCCTACGTTTGTTGAACAGACGGAAGAAAAGATACACCGCACTGTGCTAATCCCAGAGCTGCGGAAGAACGTCACTGCCAACATGACAGCTAGTAATAGGTTCCTTGCGAGACCTTCTGATTTCTTGGCACCCTTTTCAATCGCTGTGATTGACGGTGACGGTGACTATACATTCCTTCTCCCAAAGGATGTTAACTTTGTTCGTGAAGCATATCCGAATAAGACAACGACTGGTCTCCCAAAGTATTACGCAGAGTTTGATGGTGATGTGCAGTCAACATCATCTCCGGGTCACTTCATCCTTGGCCCTACTCCAGACGCTGCGTATGAAGTTCAATTGCACTATTACTTCGATCCACCCTCTATTGTAACTTCAAGCACTTCTTGGCTTGGTGATAATGCAGAAGAGGCATTACTATACGGATCATTGGTTGAGGCGTATATCTTCATGAAGGGCGAGCCTGATGTTCTTGGCATGTATCAGCAAAGGTACACAGAGGCCATGCAACGCTTAATGGTTCTTGGTGAAGGACGACTAAAACGTGACGACTATCGTGATGGTCAGCCTCGTGTGGAGATGTAAATGTTTAAAATAAACCTAGACGTACCTCAGAATGAAAACTTAGTAGAGATCAGAACTACTGAGGGTCGTGGTTTTACCCCAGATGAACTTGCGGAACAGTGCGTCCAAAAGATCATATCGGTCTCCGATGACACGCATCCTGCGGTCAGAGACCAAGCCCGTGCTTTCTCAAAGCACATTGAAAAGCTGATTGCATATTATATGCGACAAGCTATTCGCAGCGACCGCACAACTGTGTATAATGCACTTAATGATGCGGGGCATCCCGAACTGGCTGAACTCATAAGGAGACTATAACATGGCCTTTACTGGAAACTTTATGTGTACTTCTTTCAAGAAAGAGCTTCTTGAAGGTGGGCATAACTTTTTAGCGTCAGGTGGAGACACCTTTAAACTAGCGTTGTATGACAATAACGCTTCATTCACAGCGGCTACAACCGATTACACAGCGACTGACGAAGTCTCTGCATCTGGTTCGTATTCTGCTGGTGGTGGTACATTGACAAATGTAAACCCAAGCTCATCAGGCACAACAGCGTTTACCGACTTTGATGACATTACCTTCACGTCGGCTACGATTACGGCGCGTGGTGCTTTAATTTATAACACAACTGAAGGTGCAGGTTCTGGTACAACAAACACTGTTGTCGTTCTTGACTTTGGTTCAGACAAAACTTCTACGGCTGGTGACTTCCAAGTTGCGTTTCCAACAGCGGATTCATCAAACGCGATCATCCGTATCGCTTAAACCGTAGTTAGCTAGGAGATTGTTGCGATGGCTCTTGTTGTAAAAGATCGTGTGAAAGAAACCACCGCGACGACAGGTACTGGGACTCTAACATTAGCGGGAGCTTTGACAGGGTTCCAATCCTTCTCGTCTGCATTGTCCGATGGAGACACTACATACTACGCTATTTTTGAAAGTAGCACAGGTGAGTGGGAAGTCGGTCTGGGTACGTTTACCGCATCAGGTACAACACTTGCCAGAACAACAGTCTTAGCCAGTTCAAACTCAGGATCAGCGGTAAATCTTACTGCTGGTTCTGCTGAAGTCTTTATTACAGAACCTGCTGGCAAGTCAGCTTATTTTGATGCTTCTGGTGATTTGGTTCTTAATCAAGACCCAACATCTAATTTGCAAGCCGCGACGAAGCAGTATGTAGACACGATTGCAGCAGCAGGTTTGCACTACCATGATCCTGTTCGTGTTGAGCAGGAAGGGAATCTAACCGCTACTTATGATAACGGTACATCAGGTGTAGGTGCTACGCTTACTAACGCAGACACACAAGCTGCACTTGTTATTGATGGCGTGACAATGGTCTTGAATGACCGTGTTCTTATCTATGAACAAACAAACGCAGCTCATAACGGTGTATACACAGTTACCAACGTAGGTTCTGCAAGCACAAACTGGGTTCTTACTCGTGCGACAGATGCCGACAGCTATGGCCCATCAGACCCTGATGCTCTTGGTCAAGGGGATGCATTCTTTGTCCAAGAAGGTGCGGCAGGTGCTGGTGAAACCTATGTGATGACAACCGAAGGTACGATTACCTTTGGGACAACAAACATTACATTCTCACAGATTTCTGCCACACAGATTTATTCTGCGGGTGGTGGCCTTACTCTTACGGGTACAACCTTTGCCGTAGGTGCAGGTACAGGTGTTACAGTCAACGCCAATGACGTAGCAATTGGTCAGCCAGTAGGCACTGGCGATACAGTTACATTTGCCACAGTAAACGCAAATCTTTCAGGTAACGTGACTGGTGATGTTACGGGTGATCTAACAGGCAACGCCGACACAGCCACAGCTTGGGCGACAGGGCGCAGTCTTACACTAAGTGGCGATGTTACTGGCACAGCCACAGGCATTGATGGCTCTGGAAACATTGCGGTCACAACAACGATTGCAGCCGATTCCGTTGCTCTAGGGACAGATACAACAGGTAACTACGTAGCGTCAGGCGCGGTAAGCGGGAACGGTCTGTCTGGTTCTGCGAGTGCCGAAGGTGCGACATTTACTGTCAACTCGAACGCAACAAACGCCAACACAGCAAGCACGATAGTATTCCGCGATGCAAGCGGCAACTTCTCTGCTGGAACAATTACAGCGGCGTTAAGTGGTAATGCTACTACAGCTACGCAACTTGCAACGGGTCGTACAATAAGTCTTACAGGCGATGTGACTGGTACTTCTACCTCGTTTAACGGGTCTGGTAATGTAAGTATTGCTGCTACGATTGCAGCAAACTCTGTTGCTCTAGGAACGGATACGACAGGCAACTATGTTCAACAAGGTGCCACATCAGGTAATGGTATTAGCGGAAGCGTAAACAGCGAAGGTGGTACGTTTACCGTCAGTTCAAACGCGACGAACGCAAATACTGGAAGCACTATCGTGTTTCGTGACGCTTCTGGTAACTTTAGTGCGGGGACAATTACAGCTACTTTAAGTGGTAACGCCACAAATATTAGCCAATACACGATCAACCAGAACTTAGGGACAGGTAATTCGCCTACCTTTAGTGATCTTACCCTTAATGGCGGAGATTTGGTTCTTGGCGGCACAGGTCGTATTCAGGGAATTGATACCGTTAGTTCTGGAACTGACGCAGCAAATAAAACGTATGTTGACAACGCAACTGCGGGTTTCGCATCCACGGGTAAGGCAATCGCAATGGCAATCGTGTTTGGATAGGTAGATGTTTGGCTTCACCTCATATTCACAGACAAGTTTCAGTGACACAGGTGTCGTTGATGTAGCCGTCAGTGTAACGGGTGTAGAAGGTACAGGTCAAGTCGGTGACGCGATTGCACGTAACGTGGTTCGTGCGTTCGTCACAGGCGTTGAAGCTACGATGGCTACTGGTGGGGCAACAGCAGAAGCGGGAGCTATTGCTTCTGTAACTGGACTAGAAGCCACAGGTGAAGTTGGAAGTATTGCCAGTGTTATTGGTGATGCAAATGTTTTCCCAACGGGTCTTTCAGCAAATGCTCTTCTTGGGCCAGAAATTGTTTTTTCTGGTGTTGGCGATGCGCAAATATCTACAGCGCAATCTAAGTTTGGTGGATCAAGTCTGCTGCTTGATGGCACTGGTGATTCTGTTGTGTCCGATGGGACGTATAACTTTGGTGGCGATCCGTTCACTGTTGACATGTGGGTGCGTCCGACAAGTGGAACTCAAGACGGCATCTTTTTTGATAGCAGAGATTCAACATCCAATGATACAATAGCTCTTCGTCAGTCTGCGGATAACTTACTGGTTCTT